GTTTACTCTTTCAGTGGTCTTATTGGTCTGGCTCATTTTTATCTTCCTTTGGCGGTCGGCCTGGCTTAGCCTTTGCCTTTCGTTCAAGTTCCTCAACTCGTTCAACGAGCCGAAGGAACGTCTTCATATCAACCTGTGGATTGCGAACCCTAGGCATTGGAATCTTTGTCATTTCCATCAGAGTCTAACCGCCATAAACACCACGATACCACGGTCAGCAGCACCAGCGGCGGTCACCTTAACGGTGTCACCCTTGGCAAGGATCAAGAAGGCTTTGTTAGCAACAACGGCACCGGCGGCCATACGAGCAACGGCTCCATCTGTAGCACAAGCGATAGCGGTACACATTGCGTCGGTTCCCTTTTTAGGGGTGATGGTGCCACCGCCGCTAGTAGCCTGAGCGATGACAGTAACGTCAACGACCTGACAAGCGAAAGGGGCAACAAAGGCAGTCGGACTAGTGGTAGCATCAGCGGTGACATCGTACTTAAAAACAGCGGGAGAATACTGAAGTTCGTCAAGTTGCTGATTGGCGGTCAATCGACCAGTTTTGGCGCGTCCGGGCATGGTTCCCTCCTTTTAGGGAAAAGGCCCTGAGTTTCCCCAGGGCCAGTTACTTAGGTGATCTTAGGCAATCTTGTGGCGAAGAACCACAAACCCAATGTTCTCGGCATTGAACACACGGTCCCAGTTCGCGGCCAGGACAAGGTTGGCGTCCGAAGGGCTGATCGAACCGGTAACGGTGTTGTCAGTCCACTTGATCCCCATGGGATGCATGGCGAACACCCGGCGAGTGTAGAGCTTGTCGATACCGAAACCAGTAGAAGGATCGCGGTATAGTTCGGTAGGCATGTACCCTTGGTTGGTCTGACCAAACTGCAAAGCGCCATTCTTCAGGATGTAGCTGTCGTACACGGTCGAGTTAACATAAGCGTTGCGGTCAACGATGACGCGCATGCCCATGTAGAACTCAAGAGGACGTTCCTGGCCGCTGATCGGAACGAAGTCAATCAGGTCAGCCTTGCGAAGAACCGCATAGGTCGATGGGTGAATCAGAATCGCGGCGAAGGAACCTCCGTTCAGGTCGCCAGCCGACACCGTGCCGTTCTCGCCAAGCTTGGCCTGGGCGTCGATAACAGCAGAGTCGGAGATGATAGCGGCGGCACCGGCACCACCAGAAATGTCGTTCACTAAGTCGCCGGAATCGTTGGCGATGTTGTCAGCTACAACGCCGCGAATGGTCGAGATAGCCATCTGGTCATAGGCCTGGGTCCAGTAGCCGCCGACACGGGCCGAGAGAGCCGCCATGGGGTCATCACCAGCGAAGATTTGCGAAATGTCGTTAGCGCCCCAAGCCTTCTCACGAAGTTGGCGACGGGTAATCTGGGTTCCACTAGTGGCATTATTGACGGTAGTGGCCACAGTTTCCGAGGGAATGTCACCAGAGCCGCCAGCGGTGTCTTTCCAGAAGGGAAGGTTGAAGGTAGTTCCGCCACCGGCCAAAAGACCAGAAATAGCAGGGTTTTCAACAATGACACCGGACTGGAAGAACCGGCTCTTATAGATCGAGGGCTCAAGGGTGTAGCCAGTGAACACACTGGGGACAATAACGTCGGTAAGTCTGGTCTCAGACATTTTCTATTTCCTTTTAGCAAGCCATTCGGTCACGGCCTTTTCCTCAGCCGGTCCCTTTCTGGCATATGCCATAACTTCAGTTTGGGACATCTTAGAGAAGTCCATAGTTCCGGTCGATCCAGCCTTCGGTGTTCCCTGGTTTCCCAGTTTCTCCGCTAGAGCCTTGGCAACCGCTTCCTCTTTCCAAGTTTTGAGCCCAGAAAGAAGTTCAAGTTTCGATCCGAAGGCGGTTTCGTCCAGGTCCAACGCCAATTCGGCAAGGGACACCGGCAAACCATCTTCGGCCAACTTCTGGAGTGCAACGGCTTTCCTCTCTTTCAAGGTGCCCTCACGCTCCATTCTGTTGATGCGTTCCGTAAGAGCTTTGTTGGCAAGGTCTTTCGGGTCAGCGTCAGGATGCTTTTCTTTGTACTTTTGTTCGATGAGCGACGGCAGTTTTTCGTTAAAGTTTTTGTCGTAAGTCTTTACAGCCTCAGTGACAAAACTATCCCTAGCACTAGAAAGAATCGGATGCTTTAGGAGAACCTCCTTTGCCCCGGCAATATCTTCAATGAAGATGCCCTTGGCAAGCTCGGCTTTGAAAGCCTCACGACTCCCCTCGGGAATCATTTCAACGAACGTGTCAAACGCCATGTACTCTCCTTGACCTAACGAGTCTTTCCCCTCGCGAGTTCATGACTATATATTCATACACTAATGCTGGATTGTCAAGAGTATCATTGATTGATGCTAAAAAAGCAATGACAAATCACTGTTGGTGGGTTAGACTTGCTTAAAGAGGTGTGTGATGAAGATGAGATTCAGGATCAAAGGCGAGTGGAAGTTGATTGAAGTTGAACCCATTTCTGAGTTTACTTGGGAAGGAATGAACTTCGTACTACACCACGAAATCGACGGGATATCCAGATACCGTGTCAGCCACAAGGAAAGCGGTATGTTGATTTGGGATGGTGACAATGTGGAACAAACCAAGGAAACAGCAATTGAACTAATGAATCAAGCTACCAATAGGGGCGTGGCTAAGTCGATTATCAAGGAGTTGGGAGTGTGATAGAAGTTACAAAAGACATGCTGATTAACGCTATCTCAGGAAAGGGATTCAGTAGCACAAAACTTGCTGATGAAATGGAGAAGAATGGATTAGCAAAATGGACGGGTAATCAAAGTAATGAATCATGGGCTTGGAACAAAGCCGAGTTAGAAAAGCTAGAGTTAGCTGATCTCGAAAAACTCTATCTGTCTATTTGAGCTTAGGCCACCCACTAGCCTCAGTCCATCCCAACGGCTTAGCCCAAGTCGCAAAAGTCTGATATGGTTCAATATCCTCCCCGATGCGCCTAAGCTCGGGAGGATATCCTTCTAGTTCGTTGATGTAACGACAACGACAATTCACCACCTGATCAAGGCTGTCAAGTAACCCTGGCGCTGGTCCACTAGCACCGCCAACATGGAAGTTTCCGTCTTTGTCAGCAATTTGCCCGTCGGCTACGGCGTGATCATGGCGGGTTCGTCCATCTAAAGTTGAGACCCACCGCTTTTTCATTTCAATTCCAGCGGCTTCGGCTCTAGCTGTAGCTTGAAGGTTTCCTTCGCTATAGTTACGCCCAGCCTCTGTCCTCACCACACGCATAGCATCCGAGAATCCACCATTGAAAACATCTTCCAAACTCTTGGCCGTTTTCTTGTACGAATGCCCGTTAGCAATGCCACGAGTGATGGTCGACTGAATCTTCCATAGCTGACCTTCCATATTTTTGGAAAATGTTCGGATATAGTTGAGTCCTGAGTTCTCTGACATCACCGAAGCGATAACGGCGTCTGTCGGGATGACACCCCAGGACAGTTCCTTGCTGATCTTGGAAACGTCCAACTGATAACCATCGAATAGGGTTTGCTCAAAGCTCCACGTGGTACGATAGAATGCGTCCATATATGACTGATAGCTGTTGTTACCAGTCAACGCCACGCTCTGCCCAGTCAACTCCCTGTAAGCATCCGACAGGCTTTTCATCAGCGTTTCTAGTCGGCGGTACTTCCTGGCTGTAGGGAGGTCGATGTCACTTCCTAGCTTGAGGTACAGTTCGCCTAGTTCCTTGGCTGCTTGATTGTATGCGTCACGGTAGAGAATCCCTAACTCAGCCTCAAGGATGGCTTGCGCGTTATCGGTTGCCGAGTAGCCCTGTTGGATGAGGCGTTCGAAATCACGTGTCATGGCTTATCCGGCGTTAGTTTCTTTCTATATTCGTCAAGTTTGTGAAGTAATGAGAAATCGGACACGCGCATGATATACCCGCCTACAACTACGTCGTTACCTAAGAGATATTCACCTTTCTTGTATCCTGGTTTGGTGGATGGATCAAATAGGACTTCCGATCCTTGCATGATGATAGCATGAGTCGTGTTAGCATAGTTTTTACTCTTAACAGAGGCAATCCAAGGCGAATCTGACCAGATCGGACTTTGACGATTGTGAAACGTCATCGAAAGGCCGAACTGTTCAAGAAACATCTTTTGGATGGAGAACCATGCTTCACTATGGTCGTTCGGAATCACCTCGATGGGTAATTCCAAGAGACTGGCAATGCAAGCCCCGAAACAATCACCGTATTGAGAGTTAACGGTCCGCTGTTTGACTCTGATCATTTTGTTGAGTCCAACAGATTGATATCCTTCACAGGCATCACCTCTTCCGGCTTCTCAGCCTTGATCCGCTTAACCTCTTCTAACACCCCGCCTTCCATGATATCAGCGGGAAGCAACTTCAAAGCAGTCTCGATAGACAAGCCATCCGGCGAAACCTTGACAAAGTTGTCCACCATTTCAGTGACGTTGCGCGGGAGGTTACGAGTAAACCTAATGTCAACCTTGGTTACCTCACCGCCCTTAGCCTGGATATTTCCTAGCATCTTGGCAATGATGTAAATGCGGTTCTGTAGGAACCGACTAAACCACGCCTCGATATCAGCACACCTAAGCTCGAAGGGCCACGTTTTCCACTCAAGAGCCACGCCAGCGGTATCGGAACCCATCTTGTCAGCACTAGCGTCAATTAGGGGGAGATTGTTATGGATAAGCATATCAGCTGTATCGAAGCAGAACTTAATGAACTCGGTAGGGATGTCCCTAACAAGGTATTGAACTTTCTTTCCGGGATCATCACCAAGGCCGTCTAGAGCGTTGATTTCTTTCAATCGGTCAACCATAGTTCTGCCTGACTCGTCTGTGGTAATGGTGTCAAGACGTTCGGCAAACAACAATAAGGCCGCTGAATACCTTTGAGACTCGTTTGCCATATCACCGGAGAAAAGAATGTCAACGAAGTCAATCAAAGATTTAACGTGTTCGATTAGATTAGTACCGTCTTTGTTGATCTGGCCAATGTTGACAGGTACGATTCCCTGACCGGCGTGTGCTTTCTTGGATACAAACGCCCATTCCTTGTCCTTCTCTTTCTTGGTCCACTCTTCCTGATTGAACTGGTCCCAATAAGTGGCAAGGTAAACGTCGTTTTCGTCCTCACCTTCGATCTCACGAATCCAAACAAACCCAGTCAAATTTTTCTTCAGGTCATCCGAATAGATAGGCAATCCTTGGTCAAAAGGAATATCCTTGAAGTTAACCTCGCTACCATTCTTGTCCAACCACACCAGCTCATACACCGTACCATGCTTCATGGCTTCCTGAAGTTCTGAGTAGGTGATCAAAGCCTCATCGTTGAAGTCAAAGATGGTCTTCAGTACTTTTTCATAGTAGTCACCGGCATACCCGATGTTTCCCACTTTGCCCATGTATCCACCATATTGCATGAGGGCCTTGGTTCCGTAGGGAATGGGTATCCTGTTATCGGGGGCAGACTTGGGAAGCGGTTGAAAGATTGGTGGGTTAAATCCCTTGAAGTAAGCGTTATCTTCTTCGTACTTCTTACACTTCAATTCCATCTTGTCTTTGTATTTCTTGAGTTCCTTGCTAGTCATGGTGGCCCCCACGGTTGGATTATATGCGTATATTGCAATATTGACAAGATTGTGGGGTGTGATTGGCTTTACCGTCCAGATAAGACGGTATCTATACTATGGATTAGTGCCACGGTGCACTCATGACACTCCTCGGGATGGCCAGGAGAAGAACAAGAGCAACCTTTACTCCATTCCTGTATCATTGACTTTAGCATCTCTTCCATCATCTGCGCGTGATCGATCAAAGATAGAACTGCTTCCTTGTCGTATCCTCTGGATTGGTTGTAACTCTTCAATACGTTTTCGATAGCCTTACTCATCACTACCTCCCGGTAAGTTTGGGTTCGCAGATAAGCCACTCGTCTATAAACTTGCGATACGCACTATATTCAACGTGACGAGACTCATGCTTTGCAACTTCGTTCATGTGCTGAAGTATGCTGGTACCCCATTCAATCCCTTCAGGTTTCCCCGAGTTTATCGCATGCTTTGCCACGTTCTGCAACGTAACCCAACTTTGCAAGGCTATTTTTTCAAGAACAGCTATTTCACTCATCTCATCCTCTTGCGTTACGGTTAAACGCCTCGCTAATGAAGATGGCGTGTTCAAGTGCCTCGGCTTTGTTCCTTGTGTCAGTGATCTCGCTCCCACACACTTCGTAAGGAACACGGGCAATCTTGTACTTGCCACCAATCATAGTTCCGATAACGTTCCAAGCCGTCTTGGATAGTGAGTGCTTAACTTCTGTTCTTACTGGTGTCATGATCATCCCTCTCTCCACCAACAATAACCCATCCGGTTAGTATTGTCAAGGAATAGTTACATACCAGCGGGGCGGCGGGTGGGGACGGAAGTTCTATTTTTGGTGATAGACTTCTCGACGATACCTGTCAACATATCCGGCGCATCATCGTGAATCCATTTCGACATACGGAATAGCGCCATGACATCACGACGGAACTCTGGCCACCGGTTCTCCCAGCCGACAGGGAACACGATAGAGTTGACCACGTTGGTTGCGTTAGAGGTTATTCTACCAATCTTGTTTTCGCTTTGATGGAACCACTTAACCATGCATCCTGAGTAGTTGGCAATCTCGCGCATGACTCGTTCAATATTCCTAGCCCAGCTTTTTCCTCCACTATTTGATTCAACCCATGCCGTTTGACACTTATTGGAAGCCAACATGAGGGCAGACTGGCCCTCTGTTTGCTCCATTGGGGCCTGGGTGTAGATTAGGTCCAGTATGTACGCCGTGTTGTTGTGCACACGGTATACAGCCCCAGCAAGGAAGTCTTTACCTTCGTCTGCGGTATCGAAATAGGCTTCTATGGTTCCGGTGGTTGGGAGCGTGCCGAAGGCGTAGGTTTTGAAGGCGGGGTAGAGCTTGTCATTCGAGTCGAAAGGCTCTTGCTGGTAGTTTGCGGCAATCAACTGTTCATCACCGCTTTGCTTGCGTTTCATGTACGTTTCAAAGTCAAGGATGTCGGGCGCGAGCATGATTCCTTTTTCTTCATCGATGCAAGCGCGATTCTTTATCACGTACCACTCTTCAGGTTCACGGGCCATAAGACGTCCAGAAATATCACCAGTTGCCCATCGCGTGTTGATAATGATCTGCTTCGCACCTTTCTCAAGTCGTGACTGAGTGGTGTTATCATACCAGTCAATGTGTTCCTCTAGTATCCGTTCGTTGCAAGCCTCTTCGAAGTTCTTTATCAGGTCATCCAATACAAACAACTGGCCACCAATACCGGTCATAGTACCACCCGGAGAAGTGGCAAGAAACGAGAAGTGACGGCCATCAAGTGACCACATATTCATGGCACCGTCCCCGTCTTGAATCTTTGTTTCTGGGAAGAAGTCAGAATAGACCAACTTCATCGGGTCGGCTTTGCGTTCAAGGATTCCGTTTCTCACGGCCTTAGCAAGACGGGAGGAAAGCATTTCGTTATACGATGCCGTCATAATGCCGGTTTCACGGTTCTTTCCCAGAACCCACTGGCAAAGTAGTGCAATAGTCAATGTCTTCCCATGACGAGGTGGCCCAAGGGTCATCAGCTTGTCATAAGGAAGGCCATCCTCACGGATGAGCTTATCTTCGATGAATGCTTGAAGTTGGTTACAAAGGGCCTTGAGATAGGTTCTGTGAGGCAAATAGAAGGAAGGCACACGGAACCGACAGAAGGTGTAGAAATCGTCCCTAGCCATGCTTACAGCTAGGGCTTTCAATTCCTCTACGTCAATCTTCATCTTTCTTGTCAGACCCAAAGATTCCTAGCAGTGTTTCGGTTAATGCTTCTCGCTTTGTGGGGTCGATCTTTGATAGGTCAACTTCTGCAACGGAAGCGTTAACATCGGCAATAACAGATTGCACAGGAGTGCCTTCCAACCTATCAGTAACATACTTATAGGCAATTGGTTCCCCTGTCTTAGCGGCATTCCACATAACTTGAGCTAGAGCTTGCGCTTCAGTTGTACCATCTGGCAAAACTTGCTTGGCAATCTTCTCAAGTTCGATTGTGATTAGAGCCTTTTTTCTTCCTCCGGGGTTACCAGATTGTCCAGGTTTAAACGGCATGATTCCTCATTGTTTTTGGTTGCTGTCAATATTACTTTGTAATACCTAAACCTTACTACCTTTATTGGCCAATGTCAATCTTCAGCGTACCACACCGAGGGCAAGCAAATACTGGATAAAGCTGAGTCATAGAATCACGCCAACCTCTTTGGCCCGTTATTTCTTCTCTTCGTTCCTGTAGTGGTTCTAGTTCTATGAATGGCTTAACCATTGTTCCGTTCTCTTTCAGCCATTGGTAAGACTTATCGAACATTCCAGGATTGTCAAGAATGAACTTCTCTTTCTCTGCCATTGTTACTTCATCATAATCACAAGCATTACACTTCATCCCTTACTCCCTTTCGGTGAATGGAACTATGGAATGATTGCCCTAATCAAGTTCCCCCTGATCATGTTCCTTCGGCTTGACGGCGTGAAAACCTATGGTATACTTTGTGATGACACGGGGATAAGGTATAAGA